AACAACGTATATGCTATTATTGAAAAGTAACTAAAAACAATGTAAAGGGAGTAGCAAAGCTATGACATTAGTAACGTTTAACGAGAACATTGACCACTACGTAAAAGGCGACGTTGTAGACCTTGACGCAGCAGAACTTAAGCGAGTAGACGCTTACGCAAAAACTAACGATATTGAAAAGCCTTACGCAAAGGGCGCTAAGAAAGTTAGCAACACCAGCGACACAGCTAGCCTTGCAGACCAAGCCCGCGAGGAAAGCCTTAAAAAGGGTGGCCGCGTAACCAGTAACGTTAAAAACGACGACGAGGGTATAGTACTTAAGGGCGACGACGAACAAACCGCCGCAGATAAGTTGATTGAAAACGCTAACAAGCAAGCCCAGGGCGAAACCGTAGACGGCCAAGAGGGCGACAACCCTAGCCAAATTGACGAGGGCGACGCACTTACTGACGAGGACGCAGGCACAGAGGGTACGCCAGTTGAGGACGTTACAAACGAGGCTAACCGCCAAGCAGGCGCAGGCGACGTTGAGGAAACAGGCGACGAAAGCGACGACGAAACCGAGGCCGCTACTGAACTGGAAAACGACACAGACGAACCAGCAGAGGGCAGCGACAAAGCAAAGCCAGCCGCTAAAAAATAGGTAAACTATTGCAATGCAATTACCCCGCTACTATTTAGTGGGGTTTTGTTTTACAATAAAGCCATAGGAACTATTTAAAAATGATTACACTAGCAGACCTAAAAGCATACCTGGGAATTGCCCCAGGGGACACTAGCCAAGATACGCGGCTACAGTTATTTGTGGACGCTACTAACCAGTACGTAGAGGACAAAACCCTTTACAACTACGGCAGCGATAAGACACGCAGCGAAATACTGGACTACCGCGACAATGTAATGCTAGGCCGTATGGGCATTAAAAGCATTACCGAGGTACGCCTTTACCAGCGCGGCACAGAGGACGAAACAGACCCGATAGACACCAAAAGTTACACGTACGACAGCAATACAGGCCGCCTTACGCTTGACTTTAGTTACGGCGACGATTACAACCGCAGCGCGTACAACGCCGTACACGTTACCTACGTATACGGCCACGCAGAGGGCGAAACAATGCCAGCAGACCTTAAGCTAGCAGCATTACAGTTTGCAGCAGACCAACTTAGCGGCACTGGCGGGCAGGACAGCCGCAGGGTTAAAAGTGAAAGCACAGGCAGTTACCGTATTGAGTTTACGGACACTGGCGTATTTGATAACGTTATTGCTAAATACACGCCGCCAAAGGTGGGCTAAATGAGGGCTAACACGCTTACAGACCGCATTAGCGTAAAGCGTACGGGCAAGATTGCGAACAGCCATAAAACGGGCGCTAGCGAGATTAAAACCGCAGTGCCTTGCTTGATATTGGCCAGCAGCCCACAAAGCGCAGCGCAGCGGGGCATGGAACTTAGCCAGGCGTATGACTTGTTTGCAGATGTTAGCGCAGGCCTTAAAACTGGGGACGTTGTAACCGACCAAAGCGGCCGAGTATTTACGATTGGCGGCGTACGAGTGCAGCCAGGCATATTTACTAAGCATATACAGTGTGAGGCTAATTTAAGGGTGTAATATGGCAAGCGCAGGCGTAGGCATACAGATTGACAGCGAGAACGTTAAACGCCTACTGCAAATGGGCGCTAAAAGCGTGGCCGCAGCCAAAAAAGAAATACTGGACAGGGGCAGCATTATGACCCAGGCCGAAATGAGGCTTAACGCACCAGTACATGACGGCGAACTACGGGCAAGCATACGGCCTAAATGGCAAAGCGCAGATACGGTAGTTATTTTTAGCGATAAAAAGTACGCCATACCAGTAGAGTACGGCCGCAAGCCAAACGGCAAGCTACCACCCTACCAGAAAGGCACACCATTAGAAAAGTGGGTACGCGACAAAATGGGCGCAGACGTTAGCCCGTTTTTGGTAGCGCGCAGCATTAGCCGTAAAGGTACTAAGGGTAGTAAGTTTGCAGCAAAAAGCTATGCTAAAATGAAACCAGCAGTAATGGCAATGAGTAACCAGGTAGTTGCAAAAACTATAGCGGGGCTAAAATAGAATTATGGGTAAAGTAAAACAGATTAAGAACAGTATTGTAGCGTTACTAACTGGGCTACAGTACGGCGACGAAACGGCATACGGCCAGGTTGTTAGCGATACCCGCGTAACATTTGAAACCTACCCAGCAGCCCGCGTGGTACTGAACGGCCAGCCAAACGAGGTTAGCACGAACAAACAGAACGAACGTACGCCAGAGTTTTTAATTATTAGCTACTTTAAGTATGAACAGGTAGCAGAGGGCGAAACTGCTAACCAGGCCGAGGCCGCAGCCTTTGATTTGGCATACGACTTTAACGACCTAGTAATTGACGCGCTAGACGCATTGCAACCTAAAGACGAAAACAACCAGCCATTTACGGTTATTACAAAGCCAGCCCAGGCAGGTTGGGAAATACTAGAAACTGACGCGGGCAATATACTTAGCATTATGGCCACAGTAGGCATTAGGTATAGCCACGACGTAGAGGGCTTAGGGGAATAGGCAACTATTTACTATGGCCATGATATTGTAAATGTAATAATATGATAGTAGGATAAAGGTATATGGTTAAGAACGCAGAAACACCCGAAAAAGATAGCAAACCGCTAGTAGCGGAAAAGGTTAAGTACTTTAGCCCTGATTTGGGTAAGAGTGTTGAGGCCGACAGCCAAGAACAAGCAACGGAAGTTATAGAAAAAGAACTAGCCGAACGCAAAAAAGCGGCAGATAATGAGGGTACAAAATAATGGGCGACTACATTGGCCGCAAAGTTGCGGTAGGAATTGGTAAAGAAACAGTACGCGGCACAGCAGTTGTGGCGACTTATTGGGTTAGACACCTTAGCCTAGACTTTAAGCGCAAGGGCGAACTTGCACAAAACGAAAGCGCACTAGGCGTACGTGAAAAAGTTAGCGACAGTGAAATTACTAAGGTATGGGCAGAGGGCAAACTTGAGGGTAAAGTAAACCACAAGAGTATTGGCCTTATTTTGCTAGGCGCATTTGGTACGGTAAGCAGCGCAGCCAACGGTACTGGCGCATGGACACACACCTACACCATTAACCAAAGCAATACACCACAAAGCCTTACACTTAGCCGCAAAGACGGCAACACTGACCGCCGCCACGCGCTTGCCATGATTAAAAGCATGGAAATTACCGTAGAGGCAGGCGAGTACGTTAAGTTTAGTTGCGACATTATGAGTAAAAAGGGCATAGACACTGCAAACACTGTAGCCTACGTAACCGAGTACGAGTTTACCAGCAAACACGCATACGTTAAGTTTGCAACCGCAGTAGCAGGCCTTGCAGCAGCTACACCAAGCGCAGTTAAAAGCGCTAAAATTAGCATGGACATGGGCGTAGACGCTTACTTTGAACTAGGCAACACAGACCCAGCAGAAATACACGCTATGGCCGTTGAAATTACGGGCGAAGTTGTAGCCCGCCACAGCGACAGCAGTTACGAGGATATGTACTTTAATAACACCAGTAAGGCAATGTTGTTTGGAATTAAGAACACAGACGTAACCTTTGGTACGCCAGCAGTTAGCCCTAGCCTAGAGTTTACGCTTGAACAGGCGCGCGTTAGCGACTGGGACACCAGCAACGACCTAGACGGCATTGTTGAACAAACTATGGGTATATCTGGCGAGTTTAGTACTGCAACAGGTAAGGCAATTACCGCAGTGCTTGTGAACGACGTAGCAAGTTACTAAAAAATAACGAAAGGAACAACGTAACGATATGAGTAAACCAGTAGTAAGTACTAAGCGCTTTAGCTTTGAACATTTAATGGACGGGTGGACAGACGAACACTTTATTAGTTACCGCCCATTTACCTACGCAGAGGCGCAGGCCATTAAGCAGCTTAAAGAGAACGAGGAACAGGGAATTGACACGTTTGCAGACATGATTAAAGACCACTTTGTTAGTGGCGCATGGCTTGTAAGCGACGACGGCACTATTGACAATGCACGTACTGAACCTATGACCAAAGACAACGTTACCGAATTGCCGCTTGAGGTTATGAACGCCTTTATTAGCGCCGCAATGGGGGCGGGCAGCGTAAGCCCAAAACCAAAAGCCAACTAAACGACCTGATAGTACAAAACCTACCAGGGACGCTAACAGTTGGCGACGGCAAAACGATACCAGACCCAGAATACAACGACATTAAGGAAAAGCTAGCGCACTTTAGATACCGCGAAAAGTTTAACCTTAGTGCAGTTGCAATGGAACAAGAACCTATGGACGAAGTAGAGTTTGCTATTGCAGTATGGGCGGCCGATAATAAGCGTGATAAGATAAATAATAGGAAACAAGAGGCGGCCTACGAGGAACAACGAACAAGAACAAAAGGCCAAACCGTTGAACCAGATTAACGCCTATGAACGATAACCTAATAAAAATACTTATTACCGCAAAGGACGAGGCCAGTAAGGTTTTGGACGGCGTACGCGACCATGCAGCGCGTACAGCAGACGCGAGTAAGCAATTTGCCACAGGCCTTGCAATAGCAGGCGCAGCGGCAGCTACTTTTGTTGGCGCAGGCGCAAAGATAGCAGGCGACCTTGAGGCTAGCCGCGCAGGGTTTATTACGCTATTGGGCAGCGCAAAGGCAGCGGACGACGCTATAGCAATGATTAAGCGCGACGCAGCTAACACACCATTTGAACTACCAGGCCTGATTGCGGCCAACCAGTTACTTACCAGCGTTACGAAAAATGCAGGCCAGAGTGAAAACCTACTTATGAACGTAGGTAAAGCACTTACGGCAATGGGCAAAGGACAACCTGAACTAGACCGCATTATTGTGAACTTGCAGCAGATTGGCGCGACTGGGCGGGCAACCATGATGGACGTACGCCAGTTTGCCTTTGCAGGTATACCTATTTTTGAGATGTTAAGCCAGGCAACGGGCAAGACAGGGCAGGCGCTAGAGGACTTTATTAGCGGCGGCGGCGTAACGTTTAGTATGCTTGAACAAATGTTTAACCAGGCGGGCGCAGCGGGCGGCCGTTTTGCAGACGCATTTGCTAACCAGGCAGGCGGGTTTAACCAGATTTGGGCGAACCTACAGGACACCGTAACTATTGCAATGGCAGATATTGTAACTAAAAGCGGTATGTTTGAAATTATTAAAAACGCTATGAAAAGCGTAGGCGACTGGATAAGCGCGAACAAAGACAGCATTGTAGCGGGCATACAGACAATGTTTAAGTGGATAGGCGACAACGCACCCGTTATTGCAGGCGTGATACTGGGCGCGCTTGTACCAGCCTTTGCTAGCCTTGCGGCAAGCGTTTGGGCAACATTAGCACCATTGCTACCATTTATGGCAGCAGGCGCACTTGTGGCACTAGGAATACAAAAGCTTGTAGAAAGCATGGGCGGTTGGGGTAACGTAATGAAAGCTATACAGCCAGTGCTAACGAACGTGGGCAACTTTTTAAAGGGCGCACTTGCAACGGGCATAGACGTAGTTAAAAAGGCCATTGAGTTTTTGCGGCCTAGCTTTGAGGCGCTTTGGAATACCATAACCACAAACCTATTACCGACGTTGCAGCGACTATGGAACTTTTTAAGCCCAGTGCTATTGCCAGCGCTACAAGTGATTGGCGCAATTATTGGCGGCGTAGTAGTTGGGGCGGTATGGCTACTTGTGAACGTGATTAACGTACTGATACAGGTATTTACAGGGTATGTAAACTTTATGATTAGCGCATGGCAGGGAATTGTGGGCGCGATTACCTGGGTGGCCAACCTGATTGGCACAGTGCTTACGGGCGCATTTAACGCGGTAATGGCAGTAGCCCAGCCAGTAATTAACTTTTTGGTAGGGTATTTTCAATTCTGGTTTAACGTGGTTAGTACAGGCATAAATATAATTATGAGTATATTTAGCTACGTGTTTGCCGTTATACGCGGCATTGTAATAGTGGTATGGGACGCAATTTGGGCGAAAATTAGCCCGATATTTGACGCGATAGGCAGCGGCATACAGACCGTAGGCAACTTTATTGGCAACGTATTTAATAACGTACGCAATGTAGCGGTAAGCGTGTTTAGTGCAATATGGGGCTTTATTAGCCCGATTATAAATAACATACGTAACGCCTTTGGCGCAGCCATTGACGGCGTAGTTGGCTTTTTCTCTGGTATGTGGGGACGCATTAGCGGCTTTATTAGCAACATTGCCAACGGCATTAGGAACGGCGTAAGCGGCGTATTTGACGGCATTACAAACGGAATTAAAAGCGCCTTGAACTGGGTTATTGACAAGATTAACGACTTTATACGCGGCATTAACAATACGGCGGGCAAGCTACCAGGCGTACCGCAGCTAGGAACATTGCCACGATTGTATACAGGTGGCCAGGTAACGCAGGGCGGTTGGGCTACGGTGGGCGAGAACGGTAAAGAAAACGTTTGGCTACCAGCGGGCGCAGAGGTTGTTAGCAACCGAAACACCCAGAGTATGCTAGCGAACGCACCAGGCGGTAACGGCGGCGGCGACTTTAACCTTACGATTAAATACGAGGGGCGCGGCCAGTTTACCCAGGGCGACGCAGTAGACATGGCAAAGCAGATACGCGACGCACTACGGGCGCAAGGCCTGGACATGACACAAATAGGGGCTTTAAGAGGGTAAACTATGGCACTAACGATTAACGCAACAGCAATTAAACTACCTGACGCAGACGGGCTTGTTGAGGACTACGTAAACTACGAAACTACGCTTGTAGCAATTAACGGCGGCAAGCAGCGCACCCGCGCAGGACAAAAGAAACGCGCCCAGCTAAAATGGACGCGCTTAAGCATTGCCGATTACCAGGCATTGTTAGCATTACTTAATACGGGCGCAGCAGTGGCCTATGCTAACGATTTTACGAACAAACCAGGCGGAACGTTTAACTTTACGGGGCTACCTACTTTTAATGCAAGCACACCGTACAGCGTAGGTACTAGCAAATTAGTAGACGCTAATTGTGTGATTGAGGAAATATAGCAATGCAAACGGTTAGTAGCGCATTTACTACCGCAACCGCAGCAGCCTACAAACGTATTGGGGCTAGTGTTTTGATTGCCTGGCAAAAAACGACTAATGCCAGCGTACAGTTTTTTACCATTGGACAAAGTAAGATTGGTGGCGCAGACGTACTTAAGGGCGCAGGCGGCAGCGTAACGTTTAGCGACAAATACCAGTACACTAACGAAACCGCTAACGTAGAAAGCTATACTATTAGCCGCAAAATGAGTAACCTACCCTGGGGCGTTATTATGGGTACGGCAAACATTACCTTACTGAACGCAAATAACCGTTTTACGCCTAAGTATGACGCTACGATTGGCAACTATATTTTGCCTGACCGCCCTATACGCCTGGGTGTGGGTATTAACGATGAGTACATTAACTTGTTTACGGGCTATAGCGAAATGCCTAAGAGTAGCATTAGCAGCCGCAAGACAACCATTGTAGCATGGGACGCGCTTAAGTTTTTGAGTAATAAAAAGAGTAGTTTGCAGGCCTTTGTAAATACCAGTGCAGACCAAATTATTATTGCGCTACTGCAAGAACAGGGCTTTGGCGTAGGCCAGTACAACATTGAACCAAGCACCCAAAATAAAATTGGCTACCTACCCGTACAAGACTTGATTGTAACGGACATTTTTAAGCAGATTTGCGAGGCCGAGGGCGCGCTAATGTTTTGCGACGAAAACGGCGTAATTAACTTTTGGAACAGAATACACTTAAACAATAACAGTACTAGCAAGTGGACGTTTAACTATAGCAATATGACTAACGTAGACTGGGACAATACGCCTATAGTGAACGACGCAATAGTAGTGGCAAAGCCATTTAAGATTGCCGCCTTTAACAAGGTTTGGGAAAACGGGCAAAGCTACGCAGTACAGCCAAACAGCAGCCTAGATGTATTTGCAGATTTTAGGGACGACATAGGTAGTTTTCCTTTAATTAGTATAGTAACGCCAGTAAACATTACGACGGCCGTTACGAGTAGTTGGCAGGCCAACCAGAACCAGGACGGCACAGGCGCAGAGGTAAACAGCGGCATAGCGCTTACCAGCACCTACTTATTTGGTGAACGCTACCGCATGACGTTTGCAAATACTACGAACGCGGTAATTTACCTGACCAAGATACAGCTATATGGTACGCCAGCCAAAGTGCAAGTGGTGGACAGCAAAGAACAGACGGACGCGACCAGCATAGCCAACTACGGAATTAACCCAGATAACAACGGCCAGATTGTAACCATTGACAATAACCTAGTACAAGACGCGGCTACGGCAAACGCCCTGGCATACATTTATGTAAAGCTATTTAGTACGCCATTGCAGCGCCTTAAGGCAACGGTATTTGGTGTGCCGCAGCTACAATTAGGCGACTTTGTAACCGTAAACGAGGAAACGACGGGGCAAACCTTAGCAATGGTTGTAGTTGGTAACGATATAGAGGTAACGCAAAATGGTAAGCTAGCGCAGACATTAAGCCTTGAACAACGCAGCACTTACCAGTACTTTACGATTGGTGTAAGTAGAATTGGCGGCAGCGACTACCTAGCGCCATAGACTGTTGTATTGTATATTAAAGGTATAGGAAATTATTGTAATGATGAAAAAAGCCAAAGACGATAAACAAGAGATTGACGACACACAAGCCGAAATGGCTATTGTGCCTGTTGAAATGGCCGAACCAGAACCCGTAAGTTGGGAACAGGACGAGGCCGAGGTACAAAAAATGGTAGATTGGTATAAGGCCAACTACCCAGAGGTTTACGTACTGCATTGTTTAGCTAATGACCATGTTATAGGTATTGAGGTAGCAGGGCAGTTTGCAGACGGCGTGGTACTTGAGAAAGGCCGCACCTTTTACAACTATAACGACCTTTGCCTAGCGATTAGGCGACGCGAGGACTTAAACGAGAATAACGAACCTATGTACGGCTATGAGTGTGCTTGTGGCAACCGCACCACGCTTGCAGCGGTTGAAATGGGTATTGTGCCTATACGCGGCATTATTAAAGACGGCAAGGATATTATAGGCGACACTGGCGCAGTAAGTATGGGTACACCATACGAGGTAGCCCAGGCAGCAGCGCGCATTGCAGAGAACCAAGCCAAAGGCGAAAAAGCGGACTACGAAACCCAGGGAACTATGGAACGCTACGAAACATTTAAACTGGAAAGGGTAAAGTAGTATGGCCAGTAGCGGATATACAGCTATTACGTTTGTAGCGAACGAACAGCCTACAACGGCAAAATGGAACTTAATTGGTAGTAACGACAGTAGTTTTAACTTAGGTACTGGGCTTGAGGACGCGGTAATTATTAACCGCCACTTAGCAGCAAACGCCGTAACTGGCGATAAGATTAGCAACTATAAGACGTTGCGACAAGACGACACTACGAACAGTACGGAAACCGCAGCCCGCATTTTGACAGGTTGGGGCGTTATACCTGTAAGTACTGGCCAGTCTATTTACGGTGAGGGAATTACGTTTAACGGGGCATTTACTAGCAAGCCGATTGTATTAGCACAATACAGCGGCGACAGCCTAAGCAATACAGCTAACGGCGGTGGTAACACTATTGAGGGTATTGTAGTAAGCAAGGTACACAGCATTACTACCACAGGTTTTCAAGTTTATTTTGCTAAGCCGAACGGTACTAACTGGGGTGGTAACGGCTTTGGCTACTACAACTGGATAGCTATAGGTACGTAAAATGGGCGGACTTGACCGCGCGGTACGCAACGAGGCCGTAACCATGAGGGCTAATGTTTTTGGCCACAACTACATGGACGAAACCGAGTACGACCTTAAAAAGGGGGCGTACACAATTAGCGGCGGGTATAGCGACTTATGCCCGCTTGTTGGCATTAGTACAATAGACGGCGTGGGCGGCGCGGTTACACCTACCCCGCAGGCAATTAACAGCATACGCATATTGCAGCCACACCAGGGCGAGTTAGTAGAGTGCTATATTGACTATTTACAGATACGCAGCGCTATTGACGGTACGACGGGCGGTACTACAGAAAAAGGCGGCCTGGGTATGTATATTGCGATTGGCGACTTTACGAACAATGACTTTACGACACCGCGAACCAGCTACACATTAAAAGAAATACAGGACAGTTGGGAAAAGATTAGCGGCACACGTACGCCTATTGCCATGAGTAGCGGCGGTGGCGACTGGCGTATTATTGCGCGACGCATAAACCTATTACCGCAACTGAAAAAGAACGGCAACCCGCTATTTGTTGAGGACGGGTTTAACTTAATACTGGCGTTTGGCAGCACAGACGGCACTATATTATTTGCCCCAAGTGGCGCAGGTATACCAGGCGCATTTGGCGGCAGCAACTTTGCTTTTGAGTTTTTTAGGGTAGTGCAAAGTATGACGGGGGTAGCATAATGGGCGCGCAAGATATAGAGGTAATGGGCTACCCAAAGAACCTAGTACGTGGTAGCGACTTTAGTTTTAGCCCTGGGTGTGGCGGCAGCGGCGCAGGCGCTTGTTATTTACCAGCTAACTTTACATACCTATGGTGGCGTATTTTTGCTACTAACTTTGTAGTACGAAACCGCCGCCTAGTATTACAAAACATTGACTTTAAAAGCTATTTGAACGCAGGAAACGACGGTATTTGCCCTAACAGCGAGGGCGCTAGCCAACCTTACGACGTTGTACTTAGCTACGCCAGCGACCCGTTGAACATTACGGCCGCAAATGAACTTACCCGCATAACCATACCAGCGGGGCAAACACTACCATTTGAACTAGAGTTTAACGAACTGCAAATACCGCAGCCTACAGACCCGCGTTGGAACGGCATTTTTTTGGTAATTATTGACTTGAAAGCTACGGGGCGTATGATACGTGGCCGCGCACAGACAGCCCAGGTACTTAAAACCGTAGACTACGATTACGACGAAAGGCTTTAATATGGGCGCAGAAAGTAGACACCAGGAATACAGATACCAGTACAAAACCATTGCACTGCAAAACGCCCGCGATTGTGGCGCAGGCGCAACGCTTAACTTTAACTTGCCAAGTAACCTACTAGAGATTAAAAACCTATGGGCGCATATACGTATTGTTTTTCATGCCAGCGAACCAGTAGGCAACCAGAAAATTATAGGTATAGGTACAAGGCAATTTAGTACGGACGACTTTAACCAGCCGCTAATGAAACCGCTTAACCTGACCGCAGACGCAAACCGCCGCATAGATTTTACGGCCGACCTGACACAGATTATTAAACAGTTAATTATAAATGACGCTAGCCTAGCAGCCCAGGGCTTTGTGGGCATAGGCATTTTGCACCCAACATATTTAAGCCAGATTGCTACAATAGAAATATGGAAAATGGACTTAGTATATACTACCCAGGGAATACGGTAATTGCCCCGAACCCTGGCCGCAAGCGCAGGGAAAAGGTTATTAACCCAGAAAAGCAGCCAGAGTTTGAGGCAAAGCTTATGGACGCGCAGCACAAGGTTTGCGCCGTAAATAAGTGTGTATGGTGTGGCGCGACAGCAGGCGGGCAATGGTTTACTACTTGCCCTAATTGTAGTAATTGCCAGTATTGCGGCATGGTGGATAACGTAGACCCTTACCGTTGCTTTATTTGTGGCAATTATTTGCCCGACGAGGCGCGTACAGAACTTGTGAAATATAACGCAGCAAGTATTGAACAAGAGGGTTAAGCTTAAATAGGGAATATGCTAACATAAGTAATGTAGAAAGCTATAGCGGCGCAACAAAAGGAATTATGGAAATAATGGAGTTTATACTAGGCATTGAGTTTGGCATAGTGGCAGGTTGGCTACTACGCGGCGCTATACATAAGCTTGATTTTAGACTGAAAGACATTACACATGGTGGCCAAAAGAAAAACTGACGTAAAACGTATACCAAAACAACCAGTACGTAAACAGCCCGAACCAAAGGCAGCAACTACCTTTTTTAGGGTGGTTTGTTTGGTAGGCGCTATAACGTTGTTTGTATTTGACGCTACTATACCTACATTTGATTACCCAGTATGGGTTTTAGGTATACTTATGGGTATTGTGATTGGACTAAGCCCAGAGGATATACGCGACTACTTTAAGAGGCGAGGCTAATGCTATGGACAGAATAAAGAAATTGTATACACAAACACGCCTGGCATTTAGTAAAAGTGGCATGAACTATATTATTAGCCGCCTACCTAGCATTGTATTTTGGAGTACGGTAAGCACTGGCCTACTGATTGGCGGCCAGTTTTTATACTTTAACTTGCTACCTGGTAACTACTTTTTTAGTTACAAAAGCCCAGCGCACGTAAGCAACGTAGAACTAGGCAAAACCCCAGTGCTTGACTATTGCCGCATGAGTAACGGAACGTACCCAGTAGTAATTGACGCACAAGTACGTAAGGTAGAACCGCCCGTATATACGCAGCAATACCAGGTAACTAGCACAATACCAGAGGGTAGCGGGTGTGTTAGCCGCGAGGTAGCGACCAAGCCAACCGCCCCAGGCGATTACAAGATATTTTATACAGCCCGCGTTACGCTACCATTTGGCGTAGAGAAAACGGCCACCTTTGAAACGAACGCATTTACGGTTAGCACCCCAGAGAACATTTACGGCGACTACAGCCTAACGGTATTAGAAACAGACGGGACGATTGACGGCAAGGCTATATACAGCCCTGGCAATAACCTTGAGTACGCATTTAAAGGCACAGCGGGGGTAGATTACTTTGGAATTACGGAACGCCACCTAGTTTGCGGCAGCAAAGATTATTTTATTGACAGTTACAGTGGACGGACGACAGCAGGCGAAAAAGACAGCGTGAACAAAACCGTTACCGTACCAGAGGGTATTTACGGCGAGTGTAGGCTAGAATTACGCATTACAGCAACAGTTGGCGACGCTAAGACGGCGATAGCCCAGGTACTACGTAGTAACAACTTTGTAGTACAATAATGTTGTAAGGCAATAACTAAGGAAAGGAATAACGCAAGTTATGGCAACAGAGGGAATTGACTATAGTTGGGCGAGGCCTGGCGGACGAAACATTAAAAACGCAGGCAAACAGTTTGTGGTACGTTACTTATGGCCTGACGGCGAGGGCGGTAAAGGCCTGGACGCAGCAGAATTAGCAGACCTAGTAAACAATGGTTTGGAAATTGTACTTGTATACCAAGCAGGCGCTAATACCGTTATGGGTGGCGCGCAAGTTGGTAAGGCGCAAGCCGCAGACGCACAGCGCGAAATTAACCGCTTAGGGCTACCAGCGAAAAGCGTAGTATACTTTGCGGCAGACTTTGACGCACAGCCACGCGACCAGGCAGCGATTGACGACTTTTTGAACGGCGCAGCCAGTGTAATTGGCCGCGAACGCGTAGGTATTTATGGTAGCGCAGACGTAATGCAGCGCACTATGGCTAGCGGCACAGCTAAATGGTTTTGGCAAACATACGCCTGGAGTAGAGGGCGCGTACAAGAGGGTATACACCTTTACCAGTACTTGAACGGCCAGAACCTTAACGGCGCGGTAGATTACAACCGTACTAGCCTGGACAACTACGGCCAGGTAAGCAAGGCAGGCAGCATTGCGCCAAGTGTACCTACACCTAGCCAGCCAGCACCAGCGCAAGGCACGTACACTGTACGCAGCGGCGATACATTAAGCGGCATTGCAGCGCGATACGGCATGACCGTTGCGGCGCTTGTAGCAGCAAACGGTATTGCTAACCCTAACCTAATTAACGTAGGCCAGGTATTGCAACTTAGCGGCAGCGCACCAGCGCCAGCAGCACAGGGCGAATACACCGTACAGCCAGGCGACACGTTAAGCGCGATTGCACAGCGATACGGTACGAACTACCAGACGCTTGCAGCTATTAACGGCATTGCAAACCCTAACCTTATACGAGTTGGCCAAAAGCTTAAGGTAACTGGCGCAGCCCCAGCACCAGCGCAGCGCAAAACATACAAGATTGTTAGCGGCGACAGCTTAAGCGGTATTGCAGCCAAGTTTGGTACAGACGTTGCGACATTGCAGCGCCTAAATGGAATTGCTAACCCTAACCTGATTTACGCAGGTAACACAATTTTTGTAAGTTAGTGCTATGGCGGGCGAGTTAGTAGGCAGCGGCGATTACGATAAGTTAAGCGACCAGCAACTTATTGAAACGGTAGATTACTTTACAGAACGGCTATACCACGCGGAACGCGACCTTGACGAGGCCATAGGCCATGCAGCGTTACGCGGTATAGTACCGACTGTACCCGAACCTAGCAACGTAATTAGCATGGTAGACTATAAGAATAAGAAAGCTTTAGGGCTTTAGAAAGGTAGAATATGGCATTAGTAAAAGACCCAGCAGCATTTAAAAAGGCAGCACTTGAGTTTGCCCGCATTGTGTTTATTGCGGCCGTTAGCGCAGCCCTGGCAGGCGCTACAGTACTAATTGGACTACTTGACCCTATTTGGGCAGCAGTAGCAGGCGCAGCGCTTACAGCGATTGGTAAAGCCTGGGACAAATACGTACACGAAAGCGACGCAACTACAGCCAACGGCGTTGTACCTTTTTAGCAGTTGTTATATTGTGGAAAAGCGTACTAATGGGTACGTGCCAGCGGTAGCCTGGGTGTGTACGGGGAACTTTTAAACAGATTGTACACAGAACGAGTACCAACAGCCGCCTTGCATATTGTGGGGCGGTTTTGTTTTGTGCTATGATAAGAAAGCTACAGGTTATTACTAATCATTTTGCCCGTAGCAAAAAAGCGAGGGTAAACACTTGTAAAGTAGTGGGCTATTTGCTATTCTTAAATAGATTAGTGATAACCAGATACTTATACAGACTTACCCCGCAAGGGGTATTTTTGTTTGACAGCGTAGGCAGGGTTACTACTACCCACCAGGGCGCTTTAAAGAACCTGGCACACACCGCAAGCCCCAGCGGCCACAAGTAGTACATTGGCTAGGCGTATGGCCTGTTATACGCCCACTGCACTGCATAGCATTATGAGTACTTTAACAAATAGGGGAACTTAGAATAACGGACGGCCTTATTATGATATTTGGCCAGACGATAGAACAAGGGCTTTAAATTGAACGTTGGAACAACCGCTTAATTAAGGCAACCCCACAAGGCGCGCACTGACCGCATGATATGCAGGTAGTGTGCATTATGGTAGGTAGCCTGGTAGCGGAACACGAAAAAACGCCCAGGCTATTAGGCGTGGTAATTTTTACAAGTAACAAACTACTATATGCAGTGATTGGCGGCGGGGGTATTATAAATACATGGAACAGAATAAACCACTTACAAAAGACGTTATGCTAGACACAATGAACCTAGCGCAGATTGAGGAATTATACAAAGAGGGCATTGCACAAGCCATTAACGCAGCGGGCGCTATTGTGCAGACCCAGGACGGCGAGGCTAAGTTTTTCAATGTACTAGGCTTTATGAGTGCCAACCTACCTGGCCACATACAGACGGCGTTTACGCCAAAACCTTGCGACGATTGCCCAAAGCAATAGCACTATGCTATAAATGGGCTATGAGTAAAACAACGATACTAAAACGCATAATACTAACCTTAATTGCCGCGATACTAGCCGTAGTGCTTTATTACGTGGTGGCCTATAGTTACCTGACAATGAAAGCAGCGTACACCTGGCAATGCAAAATATACGTGGGCGAAATGACAGCCGAGGGGCGCAAGGTTTGCGACCACTACAACAACGGTGGCTTTTGGGAAGTATTGACAAATTAAAGCGCTTGTGCTATTATATAAACAGTAAGGAACAACGAACCCTTACAAAACAAAAACCAAGCGTAAAATTATGACACTACAAGCGACGGCATGGTAGAACAACAGCTAGCCTCTGGTAATAAAAAAGCCCCACATTGCGCGGGGCTTTTTCTTTGTTTTAAGCAGATGTTTATTTATTGTTTTAAGTGGACGGCGGCCAGGTGTTGAACCGCCTAACTAAATAGTAGCACCCGACATAGTACTTATGCTAATATGATTTTGAGGCGGGATTTTCAAGGGTGTTTTGCCTGGTGGCGCGAACCTGAAACAGGGCGTAAGACGCAGCAAACGACAAACCATACGGGGCGTACGGCCAGGACTAATAGGCTACTTTGCGAGGGTAGCCTATTTTTTATTACCCTAGTGCTTTACACTTTTACAACAAAAAACTATTGCAATGTAGTACCATTGTAGTACAATAGAGTAGTAAAGATAACGAAAGGAACAACGAACTATGTATATTATTTTGCAAAAGGCAACGGACATTGTACGCGACCCTGAAACCAAAATGCCGATTAGTTGGCGCGGAACAGGCGAAAACGTACAAGAGTTTAGGGACGGCGATAAGTATATTGCATACGTAAAAGAAAACGCTAAGGCGTTGGGTAAAGACACAGTGGCGTTTACAGGTAGCGCCAGCCTACTACAGCAGGCAAACTTTGTACTTGTAGAGGAACTTAAAAAAGTTGGGGTTAAGCTATAATGCAAGTATCATTTGGTAACTTGCCTTACCCGCACTATACTAACAACCCTGAAAAACCAGAGGCCAAAGAAAAAATGCTTGAAATGATGAACAAGCTAGAGGCGGCGGGTTTTAAGAGAATTGAGAAAACGGCAGACGTAGACAGCGCACCTAAGCAGTACCATATTTACGACCTACCGCACAAGATTGAGTTTTCATCTGATGTAAACGAGGCAGTAAAAATAATGCAGCCATATAGCGACTATATGCAGCCGTTAATGGTAGTGGGGTAAACATGACAGCACAAGAACTTATGGCAGCAAAGATACGTGGCGCATTAACGCTTGAGGACGCAGCGGCAGTACTGGAAAAGTACACAGGCCGCGTGGACTTAGCGGCCGAGTGCCTGGGCGATATACTAACCGCATTGCAGGCAGCCCGCGAGGGTTACGAGATTATAGGCGACGCAATGAGTTTGCAAGTGATTAACAGCACTAGCCGCGCCCTTACAGATATTAAGAAATTACTAGGCGAGAATTAGAAAGGAACTAACGATATGCCAGACAATAAACGAGATGTTAAAACGGTACAACTTGAACCGTACCTACACGACTTACTAAAGCAGTTGGCCAAAAAAGACCACAGGAACATTAAGAATTACCTAACGGTTTTGATATTGGACGACGCAAAGGAAAAAGGTATAGTTGTAGATGAGGATAAACTACAGAAATGATTAACCTATTAGAACTGACAAAACGCCAGACGCTTGCAATTAGCGCCGTTACTACGGGGCTAGGTATTGCATTGGTTTTGGCACTGGGCGTATTTGTGGCAGCCCAAAGCAACCAGGCAAAGCAAGCATTTGGCGCGCAGCCAGCTAATAGCTTTAACCAGGTAGACAGCGTAAGCGAACAACCCGTAAAGGAAACGCAGCGCGACGAGGGCGGCGCAGTAAAAGAAACGGGCGGCACACAGACCGTTACGACTTATGCCCCGCAGGCAGCGCCTAGCAAGGCGCAAGCGCCACAACCAGCAAATACGCAGCCTATGCAACCAGCACCAGCTAGCGACCCGCTAGGGGCTACAAAACAGGACGGCGGCCACATACCATTTACGAACATACCCGTAACGCCAGGCGACCCGCTTAGTTACGTAGGTACGGTTGGGCAATGCCCATTTTACGAAATGGCAGGCGACAAAGGTTGTTGGCCACCTAAAGACATTGTTTGCAATGCCGATTGGAGTATATGCAAATACGTAGGGCTATAAACCCCGCCAAATAGAAAAAGCACTACTGAACTTATGTAGTGCTTTTTGGTTGGCCGCTATTGGAACAACGAAACCATAGCGGCCATTTTTAGTATAGCAAACTGTTATGCACAGGGGTATAGAAAAAAGTTGCAAAAATGTATTGACTTTGTGGCCAGCATAAGCAAAAATAGTACTACGATAGTAACAACGAAAGGAACAACGACCTTGAATAACAACGACAACAACAACGAGAATACGGACAGCCGTATTGTTGTGCCAAAGCGCGCAGCGACCGTAGGCTTTAACGTGCTAGATACTAAGCACATGAACCTACTATACAAACGTACGCCAGCGCAGCACGTACACGAAAAGCCAGGCAAAGGCGGCGGGCGCTTTAAGTTTATTACTGGCGCATACGTTAAAAGCCAGCTAGACCGCTTTTTTGGCTACGACTGGAACTTTGAGGTAAAAAGCTTTGATGTTAAGGGCGACCAGGCGATTGTGTACGGCCGATTAACTGGCAATGTACGCGACGGCGACGGCAAGATTGTAACGACCCTGGTACGTGAACAGTTTGGACGCGCAGACATTAAGCGACTTAAGGCAGATAAAACTAAGGCACTGGACTTTGGTAACGACCTAAAGGCCGCTACTACTGACGCGCTTAAAAAGTGTGCCAGCGACTTAGGTATTGGCCGCGACGTTTACGCAGCAGACGAGTACCGCGAATTGGCATTTTACGAAAAGAACCCAGACGAGGCGGACGACAAAACAGCTAAAGATAAAAAGTACGAGGACGCAGCAGCAGCAGTTGATAACGAACTAGAGGAACTTAAATAGCATGATAGTAACGATTGACACCGACAAAATTAAAGTAGCCGTAGACGAGGCAGGTAACTTTTACTTTAAGCCTGGCGCGGAAAAGCACCTAAAACTATTAGTACAATACCAGGCCGAATTAGCAGAGGCTATGGGACTGGCGCAGGCAAACTTGCAGGCAGTTATTAACGATAACAACCCAGCAGTTACCAGCATTGTAGGCAATAAGATTAAGATTACGCGCAGCCTAACAGGCAGCGTATACGCGCCAAAAGACGGCGTAGAGATTGCTAACATTGCAGAGGACTTTGTAAGCAAGAGTGTTACGCTACGACTGAACAGCAAAGCCATTGAGGCTTACGCAGAGGCTAACGGCGAATTGCCAGCAGACGTAGTGCCAGCCAACCGTAAATACCGCATGGCCATAAAGGTTGTAGAGTAATGGCGGCCGCTAAAGTTTACCGCCTAAGCTTTAGTATTTTGGACAAGGTAAGGCTAGGGTACATTGACGAGGCAATAAATATGTTTAACCGCGTACGATTGCCCGCCACCCCAGCAATGGAACTAGGCAAAAAGTACCACGCGCTTTGGGAAAAGCAGATACTAGCCACAGGCAAAATACCAGAAATGCTAGGCGGCCAGGAACTTACAGACGGTTGGACGGTAGAGAAAAAGCTAGTTAAGCGGTTTAAGCTAGGCGACAACATAGTAGAGTTTGTGGGCGTGTACGACAACTACGAACCTAACGCCGTTGATATGCCAACGCTACGCGACTGGAAACTAAGCACCAGCAGCGCGACCGTTTACACTGGCAGTTACCAGCACAGCGTTTACAAAGTACTTGTACCAGAGGCAGAACTATTTGAGTACCGCGTAAAGCACCCATTTATAGACCAACTGACCGTAGCGCGCATACACTTAACGCCTGAACAGCGAGAAAGGGGCATAGAGTTTATACGGACATACGCAAGCGAGTTTATACAGCAATACGAGTGGTATTTGCAGGACAACCAGCGCCGCGACAACGGCACATTTAACAGCATTGACCTTTAGAAAGGGGACGCATGAAAAAAGCATTAAAAAGCCAAACCGTATACGAACCGAACGAAAACGTTAAGGTAACGGTTGTAAATACGCCGATACTGGACGACGAAAACGTAGAGGTTGGCACTAAGGCCACCGTAACACTAAAGGTTGTAGCCTTTGAAAAAATTACGTTTAGCACTGACGACGAAATAGCAGATTGGTTTGGGGCAGTAGATTTTACCGACCCGCAAACTAACTTGTTTGACGACGTACCAGCACCACAAAACTAGGGTAATAATAAATAATAGGGGTATAAGGAATTAACAATTATGGGTAAAAATAACGCACAGTTTATTGACGCAGCAGCACTAAAAGACATTAAGGCTAAGAACCGCGCAGGCAACAGCCAAAAGCAACTGGCCACACAGTACGGCGTAAGCCCTACTACCATTGGCTTTGTGATTAAGGCTAACAGTGTAGCAGAGTTTAAAAAACTGCTTAAGGAACGCACCGACAAAGAGGTAGCAGCCCGCCGCGACCGTAAGGCCGCTAAAAAGCAGAACGACAAGGCGCAGGAAAAGGCAGCCGAAAAGGTAAAAGACCTGGGTTACGCCTACACACCAAAGCAAGTTAAGCAACTGATTGACGGCCTGGTTGAACACACGAACAACCTAGAGGACAGGCTACAGACGCTAACCAGCCTAGTAGTGGCAAACCCAGAGGACAACCTAGTAACACGCGTGTACCGACTTGAGGGCAAGAAACCGTTACTACGCCGTTTTTTAGACAAGTTTTAGTGGCGCATACAGTAATGCAAGACGCGTTAAGTATGAAACGCGCCGAGGCAGGCCGAAAGGGGGGCAAAGCCCCCCACAAAGGCCTACGCGGTTTTGCGGCAGATAAAGCCCGCGCCGCAGCCGCAGGCGCTAAGGGCGCTAAGAACGGGTGGAAAAAGAAACGTAGCGAATTAGATAAGTTTAAGCTAGGGTACGAATACTTACCAAGCGACCCAGTACTAAATAAAAGAATTAAGAAAGCAAAAAAATGACAGCGGAAACAATACAAGAGGCCATGCACCGCGAGGGCTTAAAAACCTACCAGGAATTGCAGGCCGAACTAGAGGCAAGCCAGCGCGACGTTAAGCGCCTGGAACTGCACCTTGATACGGAAAATGTACTTAAAAAAGCAGCCTACCGTATAGCAGACAAGTACGAGTGGTGGGCAAAGCTTTGGCGTACAATAGCACTAAGTACCATTGCGGCAGTAATAGCCTGGCGTATATGGATAGCGTTTTTTTGAAAGGGGTACAATGCTAACGTTTATTTTAATAATTGCAGCACTATGTTTAGGCATACTGTTTGGGCGAGGCTATGAGATTGGCAAGCGCTACAGCAAAATAACGTACGATTACGACGAGAATATGCAGCGCCAGTATGACGAGGCCGCGCAGCAGGGCTACCAGCGCAGCAAAATGACCATACCGCAGTATATGAGTTTAGACCAAACAAACCTGGCACTGCACCGCATTGAGGGGCTAGCAAAAGGCCTGGCAGAAAACGTAACGGAAATGAAACGAGTTGTAGGCAACTATGGTACGGAAAGCACCAGACCTGACGAACGAACCGAAACTAATTAGCGGCAGCATAATTGGCAAGGTAGTAAGTAAAGCAAACAGCCGCCGCGCCACGCGCAGCGGTTTGTTTATTAAAAGCGCAGACGGCCTAGCCTTTGAACGTATGGCACTGGAACAAATACCGCCAGACCTGAACCCGTTTAAAGGCGACGTAGCGCTATTTGCCACCATATACTACCCAAGCCTACGGCAGGACTTAGACGAAAGCCTAGTAATGGACGTACTACAGGAACGCAAGAACAAGGCGGGCATAGTTACCTTTAATGGCGTGTACGTGAACGACAGGCAGATTAAGGCCAAAATTATACTGCACGTACTAGACCGCGACAACCCACGCGTAGAGTTTACCGTTGTACGGCATGAGTTAGTACGAAATGCTATAGAAAAAAGTTGCAATGATATGAAAAGTATGATAATATCAGAGGTAGATAGCAACTAAATAGCAAGGAACAACGAACCATGCACCTAGCCGCAGCACAAAAAATAGCAAACGAACTTATGGCCGAACATGGCCTTAAGGCTAAAGGTTGGACGTTTAGCTACGACAACGCAGTACGACGTTTTGGCGCTTGCCACTACAACACTAAGCGCATAACCCTAAGCCACACGCTTACCAGCCTGAACGACGAAACCAAAGTACGTACGATACTGCTACATGAGATTGCCCACGCCCTAGCAGGACGTAAGGCACACCATAGCGCAGTATGGAAAGCTATTTGCCGCAGCATAGGCGGCGACGGCCAGACATACTACAGCGCGGCCAGTACGGTTACGCCAGATAAAAAGGTAACGGGGCAATGCCCGAACTGCAAGCGCGTGATTAAGCGCCACCGCCGTACGGCCATTGCTTGCGGCAAGTGTTGCGACAAGTTTAACGGCGGCAAGTACGACGAAAAATATAAGATTGTTTGGGCTTAACCGCCCAAGCATGACTATTTTACAACATTATATTAACAGGGGTAGAATACTAAAGTAGTACTAAAAACTATAGAAAACTATTGCAAAACTGTAGAACTTGCGCTATGATTAGACCATAAGATAAGCAAGGAACAACGACCATGAATACTTACGAACCAACCACAACCGAAACCCGCAGCCTGGGCAACCAGGGCGAGGTACACCTAGTAGAGGTTGTACGCACATGGAACTACCCAGCAGGCGACGTAACACTACGACACTACGAGGTAGAACTTGCAGACGGTACACGCAGCAAGCACTACCAGAACTACGCAAACGCACTTAAGGCATGGGGCAAAGCATTTAACACAGGAAAGGTAGCAAAGTAATGACAAACCTACGAAAGATTAGCGTAAACATTGCGATTGAAACCCTAGCAAAGAATAACGTACTTAACCCAGCGGCATTTATGCACGAACACAAAGACGAACTGATTAAGACAATGAAAGAGGCAGAGGCAACCGAACACTGGACTTTGATACAGGACAAGGTAAAAGAACTGCTAGCAGCGTAGTTAGCAACTGATACGGGGCAGGGCAACCCGCCCCCACAGTTGGCAATTACCAACACCAAAACAATTAACAGCTATTGAAAGGAACAACGACAATGGCAAACAAAAACAACGAAATGACAAAGCGCGAAAAAGCAGCAGTAGTAGTAAAGGTAGCAGCACTTGCGATTATGGCACTGGCAGCACTTAAGCTTACTGGCCTATTGAACGCAGGCGACATGGTAGCACACGTACTAGGCTACGGCGTAGCAGTGGTAAGCGTGTACTTTGCACTAAGTATAGTAAAATAGAAAAGCACTAACTTAATGAGGGCAACGAAAAACGCAGGCAGCCGCGACAGTAAACCAGGGCTTGCGGATACTATGAAACTTGTAATTGCAGTAGTGTTTGTAGCGATATTTGCACTACTAAACATAACCGAACCAAAGCCGCACCAGGCTACCTTAACAGTAACCGAAACAGCCAGCGCATTAGCGCCGCAGACAAAGCAGGAACAGCCTAAGCAGGACGAACCAGCAGTAACTACGCCAGCGCCAGAAACGCCCGCACCAGCGGCCGTAGAACCAGCGCCAGTAGTTGCAGCAGCGCCTAGCAAGGCAGACCCCGTACCATACGGCGTACATGACATTGGCGGCTACGGCGATTGTGCCGCAGAGATTGCCAAGTACGATTGGGGGCAAAGCGTTGCAATGGCAGTAATGGTAGCGGAAAGCCAGCACCGCCCAGGCGTGATTAACAATACGCCAAGCACAGGCGACTACAGTATTGGTTGTTTTCAGGTGAACATAGCGGGCGCTAACGCCAGGACGAGGCCACCGCAGGAACAGCTAATTGACGCAGCCGTAAACGTACGTTGGGCATACAATAACTACGTAGCGAACGGCCACAGCTTTATTGGGCAGTGGGGCGTATGCCGCAGTAAGGTACAATGTTACTAGAACCTAAAAACAACGAGGGGAACAACGACAAATGGGGGTGTATACGCCAGAGGAACGCGCAGCCAGCAACTTTACTAACGACCTGGCAGACGCGATACCAGCAGAGGAATTAGTACTAACAGTATTTGGGCGGCTTAACCGCGAGTGTTGGTACGTACATAGCGAGGGCTACGAACCGCGCGGCGATATGTTTTGTGGCCATTGCCAGACATGGGTAGAGGTTAAGTACGATAAATTGTACGGCAAAACGGGCAACGTGTTTGTTGAGATAGATACCCTAAAGCACAGCCAGGCTAAATACTTTGTATTTGTGGTGGAAAAGTGGGCGACCATAAACGGCGGCTGGAAAGCGACGGGGCAACTTAGCGAGTTTATTTATGTAATGGACTTTGAGAAATTACGCGAGGCTTGCCGCAACCTATACGCCAAAGGACAGAAACCTATAGCGGGTGGCGAGTTTGGCAAAATGCAGGGCTACGCATTGCCGCTTAAGACACTGCAAAAGGCAGACTGGGTAGTAACGATTATGACAAAGGCGACGGACAAATACGCCAGCAAAAAGCCTATAGCAGAATTATTTAAACAAAAGTACAATAAGGTACATGGGGAACAACGGCCGCGCTACAGTTAATACTACGCAGATAATTGCGGACGGCTTAGACTTTGACTTTGATAAACAGATTACAGGGCTACAGGTTTGGAACGTTATTTTAGCGAACCTACCAGGCCTTACTGTAGTTGGCAGTGTGAAACATGAACTATACCCCCAGGGCTTTAGTGGGGCTATTTTATTGGCAGACGGGCATATTGGCGTACAGTATGACCCTGGCCACGTAAACCTAACGATATGCAGCAACCAGGGCAGCAACGCGCATGAGAAATTACGCAGCACTTTATGGGTAGCCTTTGACGAAATAGAACCATAAAACTATAGTGCTAGTGTTACTTTTATAGTACGATAGTAGTACAACAACAACGTAAGCGAGGGAACAACGACCTATGGGGGCAAAGCGCAGCAAGATACGTAAAACTATTGCAGCGGCGCAGCGCAGGGGCAAACACCTTGACCCAAAGTACTTAGCCAGTTGCGAGGGTAAAATACGTTATAGCAAAGAGGCAGCCAAAGCGAAAAGCACAGGCCTTAGCACTATGAAGTTTTACCGTTGCGAGTTTGGCGAACACTACCACGTAGGACGACGGCCAGGCGTACACAAGCGAAAGGGACGATATGAGTAAGTTACCAAAAATTAGCAGGCGGCAAATAGTTTTTCATTTTTTAGTAACTAGCCTTGCAAAAGGCGGCCGCAAAAACTTAGACGAGGACGCACCCAGCAAAAAAGCGTGGCTAGGTTTACGATTACCATTATTTAATTTTTTTAGGCGTATGCAGTGGAACGAGGCAAAGCGCTTACGTGCAAAAAATGGCAATACGACTTATAGGGGGCGCTAGTAATGCCAGCTACCCACAACATAACCGTACCGCAGGAATACGAAAGCAACGGCGAAACAAAGACCCGTTGGCAGAACATTGGCGTTATTATTGTTACCGAAAAAGACGGTAAAAAGCGCACCAGCATTAAGCTAAACAGCATACCTATTGGCGCATGGGACGGCTACGCCTCTGTTTTTCCTATTGACAAAGACCGCGAGAACGGACGCAAAGATAACCGCCGCGACGTTACGCCAGACGACCAGGCAACCGCAGCGGACGACATGAACCAGGGCGGCCATACTAACGACAGCTTAAACGACGACCAGCCTATAGACTTAAGCGAGATACCATTTTAGGGGGCATTATGCAGATAGAACGAACAGTTAGCAGTACCACATTAGTAAACGCGTTTAACTACGCAGTTGGCCGCATGACGTACGCAGTGCAGCCTACGGCCGAGGACATACGCTTTTTTGCAGGCCAGGGCGTATTTAGCCAAAGCGAACTAACATTTATGATTGACGAAATTAACCGCCGCTATAGCGTAAATGCCCTGGGTATGGACGTAGACAAGGCCGAGTGGTTAAAGACGTTGGACGTATTAAAAGAGGTACGCGGCAATGTTTAATTGGTTTAGAAAGCGTACAGCGGTTATTACCGTAGAACAGGGCGACGGGTACAAGCAGGCCAGTGGCCAAATAACAGGCGAACCGCTACCAGTGCAGCTTACGCAGCCAGTAACCGTAGAACGCCTGGCCATTGTACGCACTGGCAACAGCATAGTTGTTAGCGCGGGCAATGACGACGCAATTATTAACGTAGAGATAAAGGGGTAAGAATATGGCAACAAAGCCAGAGGACTACAGACAGAACTATACAAAAGTGCATATGAACCGCGAGGTTTACGACATTGCTAAAAAGGTGGCTAAGGCGCAGAACCGCACCGTAGCAAATTACATTGCCCACCTTGTTTACGAGGACGTAGCGGCGATTGAAAAAAGCGAGGCCAAAGAGGCAGCACAAATACCAAACGTACCAGGCAGCAGGACTAAATAGCCATGAACACGCAACAACGAGAAATGGAACGCGCAGCAGAGGTTTACAAGCAGATTAAGGACGAACGGCGTTTTAAGCTTGCCTATATTAGCGGCGACCAAATGGTAGCTATGTTTGCGCGGGGCATTGGCCAGCCAGTTAGCAACGAAATTACCCGCATTGAGGGTGTACCAGGCAATACGCTAGTACTGGGCGTGGACTACGAAATAGAGTACGGGGCATTTTGCTTTTTGCTAGGCAACCTTGAGTTTGAACCATTAGAGGAAAACGTACGGCCAGAGGCATTAAAGCTACACACTACCGTTGATATGGACGCAGGCCTAAACAGGGCGCAGCGCAGGGCAAAATGAACCCACATGACAGCGACGGCGACGGCCTACTAGACATAACGCTATGCAAAAACTGTAACTGTATGACGCATACGGTAGGCGTACTTTGTGGCAAGTGCAAGGCATTTAAAGTTACCCACACTATGCTAGTGCAGATTGCAGCAGAGTATATGAGTAAGCGCCTACCAGTTGTACTACCAGAGTTTTTTAGCCACAATACCGAACTACCAGACGTTATAGGTTTTAAAGACGACTATAGCGTAGTGTACGAAATTAAGGTAAGCAGAGGCGATTACCTGGGCGACAAGAATAAAAGCTTTAGACGTAACCCAGACAAAGGCATGGGCGACAGACGTTTTTACGTAGTGCCAAAGGATATGGTAAAGCCAGAGGAACTACCGCTAGGTTGGGGGCTAATTTATTTATACCCTAGCGGCAAATTGCGCGAAATTAAAAACAGCTACATACCAAACCCAGAACCTATTAACGCAGAAAGTTGGCGTTGGCCTGGAACGTTTAAAAAGAACGTAAGCGCAGAAATGCACCTTTTGTATTACTACGCTAGACGGGCAACGTATGCAGGTGTACATAAAACCATATTGGAGTATAGAGGCTATGACGGGTAGCACTTTAGATACGGCAGCAGCAGAACTACGGGACAAATTAGCAGGCACAGGTATAGAGATACCTAAAGGCCAGGGCATTGTTATGTACGATAACGTAGTAACGCGCATAGACCCGTTTAAAAGCGTAAAGGACTGCAAGGCAATGTTACGCAAAATGATTAAGCAGGCTAACCAGAAACGCTTTAACGAAACACAGGGCAAGTTACTATAGTTAGCTATTGCGCTACAATAGAAACAAAGGGGTATTAGTAATATGGCAGAACCAGAACAAGCAGGCGACTTAGCAGCAGCAAAACTTGATAGCTTGAAAAACAATCAAGATAATAGCGGCGATAATAAGCAACATGGCGGCAAGCGTGAGGGCGCAGGCCGTAAAGCCCATAGCAAGAATAAAAAGACCCAGGAACGCGAAAAAGTACTAGAGGCGTTTAGGGAACGAGTAGGCCGCCACGCAGACAGGCTTTTTAACGCACAGGCTAACCTAGCGACTGGCGAACAGTACCTTTTTTGTAAGACCACCAGCGAGGATAGTAAGGGCAAGCGTACTACTACGACAGAGATTATTACAGACCCAGAGATTATAAAGGCTTACCTAGATGACACCCTAGACCAGGGTAGCGACGAGTATTATTACATTAGCACCAAGCCAGCTAATAATATGGCCATTGACAGCCTACTTAACCGCGCCTTTGGTACGCCTAATAAAAACATTGACGTTAAGAGTAATGGCCAAACCATACTAGACCGTATGGACGACCAGGACGTACAGCGCATTGCAAGCGCTTTAGGCGAGGCATTAAGTGGAACTGACGACACAGACGAGTAAAGCAGACGCAGTACTAGCCAGCATTGAGTTAGTTAGGCGTAAGTGCCGCAAACCAGGCGGCTTTGGCTTTTTTATTAACCACGTATTTAGCGCAAGCTTTGGCGGCGACTTTATAGGCGGGCAATATGTAGACGACATTGCGGTACGTATGGAAAACGAACCCTGGACAATGGACGTTACAGCACGTGGCCACTTTAAAAGTACCCGACTATATGCCGAGGCTATGTACGATATTTTCACTATGACCCGCGACATTGAGGGGTGGTACTTTTCATACAATACTGACTTGAGTAGCTACCACCTTAAAAAGCTTAAGGGCATGATTAAGCGCAACCCGTTTTTTGTGGACGTATACGACGGTAAGGCGCAGGCAGAGGGCATACTTAGCTACACACGCAGCAACGCAACGTACACCATGACACCAGCGGGCTTGCTAGCCTTTAAGCGTGGTATTCACGCAGACCGCATTTACATTGACGACCCGCTACGCGACCCAGAGAACAAGCTAGCGCCAACGGTAATTTTAAAGATTAACCGTATTATTGGTACGGAAATATACCCTATGGTAAACAAGGGCGGTAAGTGCCGCGTTGTAGGTACGCCGCAAACAAATGAGGACTTTTTTTATAACGAAAAGCTACGCAACAAATGGGACGTACAGATACGCGACGCAATGGTAGACGAAGTAAGTAAAATTGCCTTGTGGCCAGAGTGGACTAGCTTTGACGAACTGCTAGACATTAGGGAAACCATAGGCGAGAAAACATTTAACCAGGAATACCGCGCCCGCCCAGCCTATAGCGAGGAAAGCCGTATTGACCGCGAGGCGCTTAACGCTTGCATTGACCCTAATATGAAACCAGCAGAGGGCTACGAGGGCAGCCATGACATTGTGGCAGGCCTGGACATTGGTAAGCACCGCCACCCTAGCCATTTAGTAATACACGAACGTTGGGAATTAACGGAATTAGACCGCAACGGCGAACCGCAGTATATGTACAGGCAGCTACGCAGCGAGTGGCTAGACGGCATGAACTACAACGCACAATGGGAACATTTACTTGATGTTGTGGCGCTATACAATATCATACTTTTACGGTACGATAATACCAGAGGCGAGTTTGAGGCATTTTACGAAAACGCAACGCCACAGGAAAAGAATATACTTAAACCAGTAACCTTTAACTTAACGAGAAAAAATAGTATGGCAACTGAACTGGACGCACTAATAACAAGCAAACGCATTACTTTGCTTAACGACCAGCGCCAGACCAGCCAAATACTAGCAGTAACAAGCGACCTTAACGCTATGGAAACAGCCGAGGGGCATGGCGATAGCTTTTGGAGTAACGGCCTTGCTACAATGAGGGAAAAAGAAAACGTTGTACGGGTAAGGACTTTATAAACAAATGGGTAGAATACAGAACGCAGTAAAAGCATTACAAGGCCAGCCAACGGGCAAAAAGGACTACATACCAGCATTGCCTAGCAGCGGCAACTTTATTGGTGGCGCAAGCATTAACCGATACGGCAGCAAGGCAGCCCAGCTTAGGGCTAACATTGGCGCAGTATGGCAGGCTAACGAAATTATTACGATTGCCGCAGCAGGCATACCTATTAAATTGCGCCGCAGGAAAAGCGACGGCAAATACGAGGACGTAACCGACCACCCACTATTAGACCTGATAGAAAAGCCAAGCGACTTTTTAACGGGCAAGCAATTACGTAAACTGCACTTTACCTACATGAACATGATAGGCGAGGCGTACGAGTTAATGTACGACCCTGACCAAAAGAAAGTGCCACGCGCACTGCACGTACTACCCGCACAAAACACCGAGTTTGAACTAAAGGGCAGTTGGGGCGACAGCGTAGTAAAGTACAATAACAAGCCGTACACAGTCTTTGAGGTATTACGCGACATTAACCCAGACCCAGAGAACCCATACAGAGGGCGTGGCGTAGTAGCCGCAGCCGCAGCAACGCTTGATACTGACAGCCAGGCCAAAGAATACAACCGCCGCTTTTTTGCCAACAGCGCAAGGCCTAGCGTTACGGTTGAAACTAAGGGCGAACTTAGCGACAAGGCATTTGAACGCCTTAAGCAGAGTTTTAACGATAGCTTTACTGGAACGGAAAACGCACACAAGCCTATTATTTTAGAGGGCGCGACCCTTAAGCCATTTATGCTTACCCAAAAGGAAATGGACTTTTTGGCCAGCCAGCAATTTACCCGTAAAGAAATACTGGCATTTTTCTTTGTAAGCGGCGCAATGCTAGGCGACACAGACCAGGCAAACCGCAGCAATATGGACGCAAGCGAGTACAACCTTGCTAAGTACGCAGTTAAGCCACGCGTTGAACAGTACCTAGAATTGCTTAACACCCGATTAGTAGACACCGTAGACCGCAGCCTAGAGTTTTATACTGACCCGATAGTACCAGAGGACGTAGAGGCCAAGCTTAAAGCAGCAGAGGCTAGCGTAAACAACTGGGCTACGATTGACGAAGTACGCGAACTATACGGCCTAGACCCATTACCAGGCGACCAGGGCAAGGTACTTTACATTGAGGCTAACCGCGTACCTATTGAAATGGCAGGCCAAGTAAACCTAACACCGCCAGCAGCAGACGGCAGCGGTAAGAGTTTGCCAAGCAGCGCCACAGGCGCAAAAAAAAAACTAACGTACCCGCCGATTGGCTAGAGGAATACGGCGAGGCCAAGCACAAGGCCTACATTGAACGCGGCGCAGCATTTGAACAGCAGTTTATTGCTAAAGCCCGCGCCATATTTGAACAGCAGAAACAGGCCTTATTAGCAGAACTGGACACGCAGCGAGTACAAAAGGCGCTTAAGCGTAAAGACGTAGACCCTAGCAAGTTATTTGGTTTTGCCAACTTTGACGAGTACGCCGAACAATTAAGTAAGGCATTACAGCCGCTTTACTTTAATATCATTACGAGTACGGGCTACAGCGCAATGGCCGAGTTAGCATTTAACGGCGCGAACGTACCAGCATTTGACCCGTACAAGGCGACCATACAGAAATGGTTTATTGAAAAGGCGAACAAGGTAGGCGGCGACGTAAACGCGGAAACTGAAAAGCAGCTACGCCTAACGCTAGCAGACGGCATTGCAGCCAACGAAACTAACTACGAGTTGCGCGCCCGCGTTGAACAAGTGCTAGGCTATGCTAGTACCCGCAGGGCAGATAATATAGCACGTACAGAAAGCGCCCGCGCCCAGACGTACGCAGACATACAGGCCTGGCAGCAAAGCGGCGTAGTAGTTGAGAAACGTTGGTATACAGCCCGCGACGAACGCGTATGCAGGTATTGCGCCCACATGGACGGCACAGTAGAGAAAGTTAGCAGCAACTTTTTTAACAAAGGCGACACCCTGGACGTTACATATACGGCGAACAGTGGCGAGGAAAAGACCAGTACGCTTAAGTTTGATTACGACGGCATTAAAGGCGCACCGCTACACAGCAGTTGCCGTTGCGTACTAATACCGATTTTAAGCAGCGTATGATAGTATAAAATTATAGCGAGGGTATAGAATAGAATTATGAAAAAGAACCTAACAAAGTTTTTTAAGACAAAGGCGAACAGTATAGACGAAAAGAACTATACGGCGACCTTTATTATTAGCGACGAAAGCGTAGACCGCCAGGGCGAAGTTATACAGCAGGACGGTTGGGACTTTAAGAACTACCTAAACAACCCAGTAGTTTTGTTTGGCCACGATAGCTACGACTTGCCGATTGGTAAAACGATTGACATTAGCGTAGAGGACGGCAAGACCCTAGCCACTATTCAATTTGCCGCCGAAATGTACGACAAAGCAATGACCATTTGGAACATGGTAAAGGCAGGCATACTTAATACGGTTAGCGTTGGCTTTATTAACAAAGAGTACCTGGACAACCAGGAACAAGACAACATTGTACTGACCAAAAACGAACTGCTAGAAATTAGCATTGTACCCGTACCAGCAAACCCTAACGCCATTGTGCTTGCCGCCAAAGACGGCCTGATTGCGAAAAAGGACGTAGCCTTTTTGGTAAAAGCTTACGAAAAGGAACTAGAGGGCTTGCGTAACCTTAAGGACAATGATAATTTAGAGAATATGGAACAACTGCAACAATTTATTACCGACGCGCTTAAACCTATTAACGATAAGCTAGCTAGCCTAGAAACTACCATTAACGGGGACGGCGAGGAAAACGCAGGACTTGTTGGGGCAGTAGAGGACATTAAAACAGAGGTAGCAACATTGCAAGACGCAGGCGACGGCGACGACGCAGGCGATGATGAGGACGGTAAGGGCGACGACGACGACCAAAACGACGACGGCGCGGACGGTAAGGACGGTAAGAAACCGACTGGAACGGACGAGGGCGACGACGCAGAGGTAGATGTAGACGACCTTAACGAGGAACAGGCGCAACAGGTAGCGGACGCAGTGGCAGCAGCCCTTGCAGACGATACGGACGGCGGCGACGATAAAGACAACGAACAATAATAGTTAGTTAATAATTTTTACGAGGGTAACATTGTGAAAAAGAAAATGAGTGAAATTGTTGCAGAGGCAGTTGAACAAGCCCGCGCAGCAAAAGCAAAAGGCTTTGTGCCAGCAGGCGCAGAGGGTGGTAAAAACCCACAAGCTAAGAAAGCCGCAGCAGACCTTGAAACAAAATGGTTTAAGGCATTTGCAGCTAAGAACGCTAGCGAACTTGACGCAGTAGAAAAAGAAATTGTGGAAAGCCGCAAAGCAGCCGACCTTACAGGCCAGGACACAGTAACCGCTAACGAGGGTGGTTGGTTAGTACCTCTTACCGTTGAAAGCACCATTATTAAGAAACTGAACGCTACTAGCGAAATACGTAAGTACGCTACAGTGCTTAATAACGTTGTTGGCCAGATTAAGCTAGGCGCAGAGGACGCGCTTGTACAAGCTTACTGGGTAGCCGAGGGCGACACAGCAACCCTTAGCGCAGCACAATGGGCAACCGTTACGTTGCAGCCTAAAAAGGCAGTTGGCTTTGGTAAGTTTACTGACGAAGTACTTACACAAACAGTTAGCAACCCTGATATTCGTAAAATGGTTGTAGACCAGTTTGCTTACGCTATTCAGGTACTTGAGGACGCAGCCTTTACAAACGGCGACGGCGTAGGTAAGCCAAAGGGCTACCGCACAGCAACATTGCCAGGCGCAAACGTTAAAGCCCAAGCAGGCGCAGCCTTTGCTTACGGCGACGTAATGAACCTTTACCGCGCATTGCCACGTGCATACCGCGCTAACGGTACGTTTTTTGCAGCCGACAGCGTTGGTGGCTTGCTTGACGGACTTAAAGACAGCCAGAACCGCCCATTGCTTAACAACTTTGACGGCGACACTGACAAGATTAAAGGCCGACCAGTAGCTTACGACCCAAATATCCCAACTAACCTGGGCGCGGGTACGAACGAAACCGAAGTATGGTACGGCGACTACAGCAAGTACGTTATTACTGACGGCGGCGGTATTCGTGTAGACTTTGGTACAGAGGGCGACGACTTTAAGCGAAGTAAAACTAGCGTACGTGTTATTCACTACACAGACGGCGCAGTTGTACTACCAGAGGCATTTGCCAAGCTTACAGGCGTAAAATAGCCTAACGGCTAGCCAAACATGAACGGGGCGTAACAGCCCCGTTTTTGCTATACTGAAAATAGAACAACGTATATGCTATTATTGAAAAGTAACTAAAAACAATGTAAAGGGAGTAGCAAAGCTATGACATTAGTAACGTTTAACGAGAACATTGACCACTACGTAAAAGGCGACGTTGTAGACCTTGAC